CTATTAGTTTCTATACATCCGTTACCACCGCTTACCGAAAAAACTTCCATAACACGTAATGAGTCAGTAGGTGCTGACTGTATAGCTTCATTCTCTGTACAAGTTATAGTTCCTACTTTAGCAAACAAATCAGGTCTAAGTACCGCAATACGCTTTAAAGATTGGTTAGCAAACCCTAAAAGCACTGTATCAGAATACCTTTGAGGGGCGTTCTCATCTTGCAACATTCGTCTAACTTCAGTAATAACGTCGTTTAAAATCATCTTTTACTCTTTTTATCTACACTTCTTGTAACTTCTTCAGCTAACTCGATAGGTGTATTATCTGGTTTAACAACCTCTTTAGTTTTTAAACTAACTTTTGGTTTACGACTTTTTTGTTCTTTAGTCATAAATTTTTCTGGGAACGCTTGTTCCTCAGTAACTTCTTCTGTCTTAGGATTTTCAGCTAGTATTTCATTCCAACCATATATTGTTCCATCAACTGTATTTCTTAACCATCTTCCTGCCATTTCTATCTCCTATGTTTTAATCGGGGGGTTAACGTTAGCCAACCCCCCAACCTTGTTTACTTACTTATGAACAATCAACAATAACTGCCCAGACTTTAATTTTAGCCAAGTCAGTTACAGCACCTGATACGCCAATAAGCATATCAATAGTGTCTGCCGCCGCAAAGTAATGACTTTGATTATCGCCATTTAAAAGTGCACCAGTTGATTGAGCAGTTCCTGCTGCATTAGCATTCCCCCCATCAATAAACCCATCTACATCACCACCGGTAAGACCGATGTCAAATGTTGATGCCGCACCTTCTGCAGTTTGAGTAGTTGCACCTACCGCTAGCACTAAAGTGTTAGCTGGTAAGTTAAGTACTTGGATAGAATCACCAGTTGCAAGTGCCGTAACACCCGCTGTAGCTCTATCCGCTGTTATTTTTGCGAAGTCTAAAGTAACTTCTAAGTAGCCGACTTTGTTAAGTCCAGTAGCAGGGTGAGCTGCTACAGTACCTTTATTAAAGCCATGCGAGTCTGTATATGCCGCCATGTTAGCCTCCTAAGTTATACAGTTATAACACCAACAGCTAAAGCTTCAGGTTTAACGACTTTATAGCCATAAACTTGTAACCCTCTGATGATATTACCAAATGTAGTTTCTGAACGAATTGTTTCCATATTTGTCATTTGTGACGCAAATGTAAACCCCGATTTGTGCCCAGCAAGAATGCTGAACTCACTTCCGCTCTTATATAGATTGTGACTTACATAAATTGTAAATCTATCTATCATACCTAAACGACCATTTCTCAATGGAGATGAACCATCACCAGTGATTGACGCATCTTTAAGGTCAGATAGCTTAATGTGACCAGCCATCTTAGCAGGGATAACGATAAATCTATCGCTCTCTGGACAGTTAGCCTCATCAAGTACTGTACCCATATTAACTATTTGGTCAATAGCATTAGCTTTAGTAATTGCTACTGGCGTACTTGCAACACCTATATTAAGGTCAGCAGATATTCTACCAGCAGTACCACCTTTGTTGGCAGCTGCTACGTCAGTTAATATATCAGTCAATACTCTTTGGTCAATTTTAATCTTCATACGCTCTGAAGCGTCTTTAGACCATGTATCCATAAGAGCAATGTCTGTTTGTACTTGGTCAACATCATCCTCAACACATGCGAAGTATTCGCCTTTGTCGATTAAAAGTTGTAGTTTAGGTTTGTCAGGGTTTTCAACCGCAAGCGTTTGCCCCTTTACATATGTTTTGATAGTAATCTCTGGAGTTGTACGGATATTAACCGTGTCCCCCATTGATTTTATATCTCCTTGATAGTCTGTATTTGAAATAGCTGCGAGCACTGATGCATCGTAGAAATTCTCAATAAGTTTACCAGACCATATCTCAGGTATAAAATTACCTGTGTAACCTGGATTTCCAGGTGATACTCCAAAAGCCATAATAGCCTCCTAGTTAGTTAAATTACGCAATGCGACCTTCTTGCTGTGCAGCAAAAATGTCACGTTCTTTTTTTCCACGCTCAGCTTCACGGCCTTTATATTTACCAAATCTTACATCCTCAAAAAACTTTTCGATGTCTCTTCTGGTATATGTTCTGCCTTCACCAGAAACAGGTTTTGCAGTGCGTCCACGCCCTGGTGCAACTTGTTTTTCTAGTTCTGAATTTTTGCTATGGGTCTTACGAGCATCATTAACATTACCTGTAGCCTGTACATAAGTAGAAAAAAACTTAATCACCCTTTCTACATCTAACTTTTTCTGTGCATCTGCTAGATATGTTTGGCGACTTATACCTGTTAGACCGTCAATCTCAAGCAACCACGATTGAAAATCTTGATTACTATTAATTTCGTTCCAATCAGGCACTTCCTGGTTCAACGTATTCCAAAACTGTTTTTCCTCAGACGATTTTTGAGACTGCTGTACTTGTGGTACTACATCTTGTAATTGCCTAATTTTTTCTTCCAACTGTTTTACACGAGCCATTTCTGGTGCAAACTCTTCCTTTGCTGCTTTACGCATAATGTCAATAGAATCACCGTACTCCTTAACATCATCTTCAGTAATTAAACTTTGAACTGGTTCTTGAGTAGTTGGTTCTTGTTTGGTATTAAGCTCTGATAGCAAAGTTTCTAGCTGGGCTACACGGCCGTCTAAACTTCTGTTCGTTGCATTTAAGCGTGGAACATCAGTATTATACATACCTTGTAACGTTCTGTATTTTTGTTCCCATGAGTCTTTATTCTGTTTATCATCTGAAATACTGTGCTCATCAGCATCAGATTTAGGTGCTTGTTTTTCTACACTGTCGGAAGGTGTCGCTGCAATTTCCTCAGTAGGTACTTCAGTAGAACTTTCAGCTGTAGTTTCTTCAGCTTTCTCTTCTGTTTCTCCATTGAGTTCCTTGTACAACGCTTGTACATCCTCAGATTGTTTTTGAACTTGCTTTGGTAGTGTCATAATGGTTTCGCTCCTATTGGTATGCGTTATTTAACAGCTGTCTCATGACTTTGCTGCGTAGTCAGGGGATTCTTTGATGAGCTTTACTATCTCACCTAAAATTTGACACCGCCCCTGGGCTAGTGTCACATTGTTTACAACATTTGGTAGCTGCTCTAACTCATGTTTACGCCAAGATTCTAACCATTCTAATATGTCAGAGTGTTGACGTTCAACAACTGCTAAAGATTTAACAACTTTAAGGGATGGTCTAATCAAGATTTACCCCCAATGCTGCGGTTGTTAACTGTATTTGCATCCATTCCACCTTTTGGGGCACCATCTGGTTGAGTTGGAGTTCCGCTTTTTACTTGAGGTTGCTGAGCTTGTGATGCCTCAACCTGTTGTCTTGCGGTCAACTCTTGAATATAAGTACCTTTCTCCCTAGACGGAACAATTTCATCCACAGGCATTTGCAAACTCTTAGCCACTTCGCGAAGTATCGCTGCACGGCCTTCTTTACCAACGATACCCATATCGATTTCATTGGCGGTTGCGTTAAGAAATTCTATTCGACGAACGTTAACAGTCTCTTTAACTGCAAGATTAATTGCACCTTTAGGTAGTATCTCTACGTCGCCTTTAATTGATTCATCTTCATCATATCGCATGTTATAAACAAACTGTCTATGAATAATTGGTTTCATAACATCACTGTCAATATGCATAACTACTTGACGTATGCCTTTTCCTGCAGAGCCCATTAACATTGAAAGACCTGACGCTGTGCGTCCAGCTCCTTTAACATTTAAGTCTCCTTGCAGGTAAGATGGTATGCCTGAGTGGTCGTCTGCTAGTTTAGAAAATCTATCATACACACCCATTAATGTATTAGCGTTATCATCGGGTTGTGTAAATCTAACAGCAGGAGCACTAGACCCTAGTGGGTCATTAGTTACTTGCCATATTTTCCATGGATGCATTTGTGTTATGTCTTCATTAGGTGGTATGCGTTCTAGGTTAACTTCAACTTGAGGCCCACTTGATATCCCCATGTTATTAACTAACGCACGAGCTGCGGCGTTACATACACCTTGTAAATCCTGTATAATTTCTGGTATTCCTTTACCCCAGAATGCTCCTGGGTGTTTAATAAATGATGTCTTAGCGTAAGGCTTTTCGCCTAATGGGTCATAATTAAGAACTGCTTTTATTACATAGTTACCTACAATCCAAACATTTGCATCATATTCACGAGACTCTTCTACCTCTTCCTCTGCGTCTTCTAAGCCCCACTCCACCAGCATCTTACCACTTACTTTACCCCAGAACTCTAGAGCATCATATATATCAGTAGGTCTATCAAATGAATGAAACTTTCTTTCCTCTTCATCTTTAGGTAACTCTACATCTTCATTAATCCATGACTGTCCATTTCCATCTTCTAAAAGTTTTTTTATTGCATCATCATCGTATCCAGGTACACCTATCAAATCTGATAAGTCCATACGACTAAGAGGATGATGTTCAAATATATAGCCGTCGTTTATATTACTAATTCCAGGCTCTGGGTATATTCTAAATGGGTCTACTCTTTCAAACTCTGGAGCTATTACCTCATCAGCTGTAACAACAGTCTTACCCTCTTCATTTTTAGTATAGGCCAATCTTCTTTGTCTACGAACTACAGGGCCTTTTATAAAAGCACATGGGTACGTAACTAAATCTGTAATAAAATCATTGAACGACTCTGCCCAGCCACCTTGTGCAAACTGGTCTGATATCTTTAGCTTCATTCTTTTAGCCCTATCATCAGCAGCTTGTAGTAATTTAAACCTGTAATTCTGAGATATCATTTCTTTTAGCTCTGCCATTTTATCTGGGGTAGGTGCTTGACCTTCTTCTTCAATAAGCTTAACTACTTCAGCCGCAAAAGCATTTTGTAATTCTTCTGAATGTTCTGGCGATAATTCTGGTATGGGTGTGGGTTGTATATCCCATGGGGGTGTGCCTGTGTCTAACAAGATATCTCTGAGCCAGCTTTCAGCCGCTCTGCATTTAACTTCTGTTATCATCATGTAGATATCAGAGCCGCCTTGTGCTTGTATCTGTGCTAACTTATCAGCATCATACTCTCCGTTTCTTTGTCGGAGACCACTAAGCATTATATTCTCTATAGGTTTCTTTGCACGTTGAGCTGCATCCCAGCATTCACGCATGTAAGAAGCGAGCCCTAGAATGACTGCTTCAGACTGACGCTCTTCCATAGCTTTGTTAGCTTCTTCTTTCTCTTTCTTTACAAGAGATGCATTGTCTATTACTTGTAGTACCATAATTTATTTTGGCTTAGCAACATTAGAGTCTCTTTTCTTTAACTCATCTTTCAATGGCCCAGAAGTTAAATTGT